GATACCCGCCCCGAATTGCGTCAGTCACTTCGGAAAGCAGTTTTTCGAGGCGTGCCCGCTGCCGGTTCGTGCCATTGACACCTGTCGGGTCGATCTTGGCGAGTTGCGAAACAATCTCGCCCTCCAACTCGCGCAGGAAAGCAAACACCTTGTTGCGGGTGCCGGCCTCTAATCGCAGGAGGTCGACAGCCCGTTCGGTGAACAGATCAACGAGAACGTCGTTCGTCGTCATCACCATGTCAGGCGCCCGCGTCGAGGTTCATTCCGTTGCCGGCGCCCGCGTCGAGTTGCGGCGGGTTCTCGATCTTTGATTTCGCGATTACCTTCGCCGGCTCAACGCTACCGTCGAGGAAGCCGCGACGTTTGAGTTCGAGCAGGCCCGTTTCGTGGTCAATGGTGCCGTCGCGCACCGCCGACAGAATGTTCGGCACGTCCTGCGCGGCGGAGGCGAGAATTCCGAAGTCGGTGTTGACGATAACCGAGCCGCCCTTTTTCGTCTTGTCTCCCGCGATCTTGAGATAATCGGCCATGAAACCGAACGATAATTCGATTGCGTCCTGCAGCGCGCGCGCCATCATGGCCAGGGACGAGTTTTCCTTGATGTCGTCATGAACCTCGCCGGTCGCGGACTTGCCGCCGGGCTGCGGAATGAGCAACTGCAGGCCCTGCGTTTGCATCTGAAATTCAAGGTTCTTGATGTCCTTGTCGCCTGCCTCGATCGCGGCGCCGTTGTGTTCGACCCACTTAACGTCGGCATCCTTATCGCTCGCGCGAATTGCGCTGTTCGCGCCAATTTCGACGGTGTCCTTTTCCTGAAACCCTTTCAGGAACAGAATCGGCACGCGCGCGACGTGCAGAATGTTGCGCTGATCGCTTTGCGACTGCCAGTGGGCGACGTTCAGGTCTGCCAAGTCCTCTAGCGGCGGCTCACCCGTGAAAAAGCCCGAACGGTTGATATAGATCGGCGCGAGCGGAATATAGGTCAGGCTGGTTTCGCCAAACTCGTGCATGAACCATTTGCCTTTGTCCGGACCCGTCGTCGCTTCGCGCCAGGTTTCCCAACGACCCGGCGTCAGAACGCGAATCTGCGGAATCTTGACCTTGTGAAACGGACCGTCGTCAACGGTAGCGAACTCGCGAATGCGTGCCTGCGTCAGCGTGACTTGACCGTTGATCACCTCGATAATCCAGCCAATCAAATCCTCTGCGGCAATGAAGCAGAGATAGGGGCGCCGGTTCGCCTTCTGCTCGTCCGCAAGCGTTACCTCGCCGTTCACGCCGCTGCCCTTTTCCAACTTGGGCGGCATTTCGGTGAGTATGTAGCCGATGCCGGTTGGCATGCTGTCATAGAACGCGTCCCGCGCGAACACGTTCAGGTGCCGGCCGGCGTTGTCGACGTTCTCGGCGATCGTCGCAAGCTGTTCGGGAACGTCCTTGCCGAGCGTGATTTCCTTGTTGAACACCTTGCCGGTCATGTCCTTGACCGTCTTTTTGAAGGCGTTGAACAGCGTCGTGCGGTTCAGGCGGATTTTGTATTGACTATCCGTCTCCGCCTTTTCCTGTGGCAAATACGCGATGCTCGCCATGCGCATCGCCTTGGTGCCGCCCATGAGCGTTCGCGGCAGAATCCAGCACGGCGAAACTTTCTTGTATTCATCGGAAGGTGTGCTGACGTCGCGTTCGGCCATGACCTATAACTCCAATGGTGTCTGTTCAGTGGTACCAGTGCGGCGGACGCCCTCGACGGCGTAGCGGCTTGCGTCAATGCAATGATTGTCCGTCTCGACTAGCTCGGTCGTGATCTTGTTTGTTTTCTTGTCGATCTTGTAAGAGAACATCTTAAATTCGGCGGCGGCGTGCTTGCATCGCGGGTGAATGACGATGTCGTAAGACTTGAGGAATTCGATTCCGTCCTCGACACTGCCGGGGCCTTTGATTGCCGGGGCGACGCTGAACCCTTGGCGGTTCATGTACGAAATCGTTTCGGGCCTGGCGCTGTCCGCCGTGAAGTTGATGCGGCGTGCGAGCGACCGCCAGTTCGGATTGCGCGCGTTCTCTGCGCTCCAATCCGGGTCGAGCTTGTCGAACAGCGCGGGCGTGCGATCGATTTCGCAACCAACCTCGTAGACTTCGCGCCAGATGTAGAGCGTTCGTCCGCGAATGAAGCAGATCAGCGCAACCGTCGGGTCGACTGAGAAACCCCAATCCGCGCCGCCGAGCAGCACGACTTGATAGCCGTCGTTGGGCAGATCGAACGGTTCGACCTTGACGTGCTTGAACACCTGCGCGGCGGAGTTCCTGCGGTACTGTCCGCACCAAATCCACAAATATTTGTCGTAGTCGCGCCGCTTGTCGCGCTCCATATCCGCGCGCGTGCCGGCGTCGAACCACGGATTGTCCCAATAGTTGACCGTGGTCAGCGTAAAGTCGGGGTCGTTCTCCGCGACGGCCGTGTTGAAAAACACGTCCACCGGGTCGGTTTCAAGGTCGGGGTTCCACGAGAACCATTGCTGTGTACCGGCAACGCGGAACGTGGGCGTCGCCATGTCAAGCGAGCGTTGCGTCAGCGACTGGCTTTCCTCGTACCAGGCGCGGTTGAACCCTTCCAACGACTTGATTGACGTTGCTGTGTGGTTCTGCAGACCCTTGAAAATACAAAGGCTGTCAGTGTGCTTGCAGATAATCTCGCGCTCGGTGATCTTGAACCACGGCGCGACGGGCCACTGCTTGCCCGTCTCAATGTCCGTTGCAGTGATGCTGTTTATCTTGTCCTCGATCAATTGCTTGACCGAGTCTTTCATGCTGTTCTGCACTTCTCGCACGCAGGCAATGCGTGTGTGCTGCGAAAACATTTCCTCGACGGTAAGCGCGCCGAAGAAATGCGACTTCGCGCCCGCGCGCCCGCCCTTCGCGCCCTGATAGCGTCGTTGGCTTTGGTACAGCGGAACGAACGCGCGCGACATTGGAATGTCGAGTCGTAGACCCTCGATCATCCCGTGACTTCCGGTTCCATAGTCGGTTCGATAACGGTCCGCGTGACTTCAATTTTCTTGAACTCGGGCGTCGCGTTCTCGTCGGCTTCCTTGCCCTTGCCACCCTTGCCGGCGCCGGCACCGATCACGCCGAGTTCGGCCGCGATCTGATTCAGGACGCCGCGCGCCGTGGCGAGTTCGTTGTTCGCGTTGTGAAAGCGAACGTGATTGCTCAAAAGGATCAGCCGGACTTTCTGGTCGGTGAACGGGTCCGAAGTCGGATCGAGCAAGACGCGCTCGCGCTCCGCCTTGAACGCAGCGAACACCTCGGGCGGGACGATTGCCGTGGTCGGATCGTTCGCCAGGACGTCATTTTCATTGCAGGCCGTGTCGGGGAATAGCGCGCAGAACGCCGCCACGATGGCGCGGGGCGGCTCGAACGCGGCCAGGCGCCGCACGATGAACAATCGCTGGTCGAGCGTGTGGACGTTGTTGGGAGGGCGTACAGCCATGGGTGAGGGTTTAACGAGGCATCGCGCCCCGCCTTTCCGCGTGCTCCATATGGCCGCAATGAAAAACCCGCCCGTATGCGCATCGTTGAGAGGCGGGGCAGGTGTTGTTTCGTTTATGCCTAGTTCGGCATCTGACCACAATTTACCATTGACAGCCCCCGATGTCAACAAGCAACAGCGATGTTGCTTGGGAGTCCGAGAATCTGGTTGCCTACCAGGGGCAACGTGAGGTAGAGGAATCCGTTGTGGCGCAATAATCGATCAGAGGATTGACGCAGCATGCAATTCAGAAAATTTGTAATCAATCTCCCGAGCCGGCCGGACCGACGCCGCGACATGATGGTGCAACTTCGAAAAGTCGGGTCGGACGCCGCTAGCCGAACTCCGGACTAAACTTTTTGATTCCAATCCATTCGCCGGTAGTCGGCTTTTCACCGTAGGCGTTCGGATACATCAGCGATGCCCACGGTTCGCGGGTTCCGGTAAGGTCGAACTTAGACGGAAACTCGACTCCGGCCGCCTCAAGTGACGCGAAGATGGACGGGACCGGCCAAGTGTCGCCGTACGTGAGCCCTTCTGCGTTCGGAGCAAGTCGCCCTTCCATTCGAAGGAAATATACCTGCAGTCCGGATAGCGTATAGGTTGCGGTTCCGCCCGAGGTAAACGTTCCGAATGATGTAGAGTCGGCGTCGAGCGTCACGTCAAGCCCGTTCACGTCTAGTACGAACCATCCCGGTGTCGCAGCAACCAAGAACGTATTTGCCGCACCCTCGAAAACGATCGGCGGGCCGCCTTTCGTCTTTGAAATCCGGAACGGGTTTCCGGTCTGTACGACGTAATAGGGCGATGCCTCGATTAATTCTTGCGGAACCTTGAAGTTCTGACCGACCGTTTGACGGAACGAAACAGCTTGCCCGAGAATAAGCGAATTCGCTCCCGAGATATCCGCCGAGCCGCCGGCAGCAAACGTCACGTTGAACGGGGAACCGGTGTTCAGACCCGTTGCGCCGCCGACGCTCGAAAAACTGATTGAACCGCCGACTTGCGCCGCAATACCGGTTTTCGACGAACCGTCCGCAACGTTCGTCGTCGACCCGAGTGTGACCTTGCATTGCGCCTCGTTAGTAACGGCCGTGACAGATGCGGTCGAATCGTTTCCGTCCGGGGTCGGACTCCACTGACCTTCGTAGGGGGTTACGCCAAGCGGTATTCCCTCGTCGTTGATAAAAGTCTTGGCCCAATCGACGAAAGCCTGTCCAAGACAAGCGACAGGCGAGTTTCCAAGTTGAGCGCGGATTACCGTATGGTTTCCGCTCTGCGAACCGGTAAACGCGAACGCAGTTCCGTTCGCCTGAGTCATGAGATTTAAATGATCGGTATCAACAACCTTGGCAAAATAGATATTCCTGACTTTCAGTTCGTTGAACAGAGTTCCTTGCGTATAAACGCAAACTTTGTCGTTGTCTGATCGCCCATGGTTTGGCCAGTTCACGACACCGGGAGTTCCGGACGTGAAAATTCCGCTGCCGGTGACATAAGATTCGTTCAGCCCGTTCGCGTACTCGTTCTGAATCGCCCCCTTGTCGACTTCGTTCCCGGCAGCGCGAGCAATCGCGTAACGTATCGATTTCCTGACTTCTTCTAGCGTGTTGTCGAAAAGAGAACCGGTATAGTTTGCGAACGAAGTGTGAGTTGTGTATCTGTACGCTGGAGTCTTTTGGTAACCCGCTTGCGCAGATGCGGCCTGACCAATAAAGGATGCCGAATTCATACGCTCGTTGTTTTGTGTGACTGCGGAGTTTCCGTTGTTTCCCACTGCCGACACAGCCTGACACGCGTTGACGTGCCAGTATTTTCTAGGATTCAGCTTGCCGTAAACCGCAACAAGAGCCTGACCGAGCGTAGACTCAACCTTTCCTTGCCATGAATTGGTCGAGAACTGCAATTTCCAGTGGTGCCAGGCTTTGTTCCAGCCGTATCGAGTCCCCCAAAACGCGGCAGCATAATTCCACTGCTCATTGACACCTTCGTATCGCGGAATCATCCATGACGGGCCATTGTCACGAACATAGGCTGCGAACGTCGGCCAGAAATCGGTCATCGGATCAAGGGCGAACATGGATGACACAAACCACGG